CGGGCATTTCGCCCTCCTACGGTGGAGACCTGAGCCATGCCGCCCCATGCCGATGTCCTCCAATGGGAGCACCTGCCGTTTCCGAAGTCGCTTCCCCAATTCCAGAAGCTTTTCCCGGACGACGCGGCGTGCGCGCGATACTTGGAAGGGGCCAAATGGCCCAAGGGCTTTGTGTGCCCCTACTGCAAGGAAAAGGGCGAGCCGTTCCGCATGACCACGCGCCCGACCGTCCTCACCTGCCGTTCCTGCCGTCGCCAGCATTCGCTGACGACCGGGACCGTGATGCAGAAGACACACTCGCCGCTGACGACGTGGTTTTGGGGTGCCTACCTCGTTTCGAGCATGACGCCCGGCATGTCCGCGATGCAGTTCCAGCGCCAGCTTGGCCTGAGCCGGTACGAAACCGCCTTCCAAATCCTCCACAAGCTGCGCGCGGGCATGGTGCGGCAGGACCGGGACCGGATCGGCGGCAACCTCAGCCGGAACGATCACGTCGAGATTGACGAAACCTACATCGGCGGCGTCACACGCGGCGAAGGCAAGGGCGTCCACGCCGACGACAAGACGCTTGTGATCGCAGCCGTTGAGGTCCGCACTCGCCCCGCCAAGAAAGGCGACAAGCCCATGCGTCGCGGCGGGCGCTACGCTGGCCGACTGCGGCTGGAAATCGCCCCGACGCGCGGCGCTAAGTCGCTGACGGGGTTTGTGGAGGCCGCCGTTGAGCCGGGCGCGATGGTCATCACGGACGCTTGGGGCGGCTACAATGGGCTGGCCGCGCTTGGCTACCAGCACTTGCCGGTTGTCGAGGCCGGGCAGCCGGACGTTGCGGAAGAATACCTGCCCATCGTCCACTTGGTTTTCAGCAACTTGAAGGCTTGGCTGGCCGGGACGCATCACGGCGCGATCAGCCATAAGCACCTTCAAACCTACCTGAATGAGTTCACATTCCGGTTTAACCGCCGCTTCTATCCGTTCAACGCCTTCCGCTCGCTGCTGGGCATCGGGACTAACGGCGAAGGCCCGACCTATGACGGGCTGTATTCGGGCGAGTGGAAGCACCACAGCTTGGCTAACCAGCATGGCTGACCTCCCCGAACAGAGGGCCAAGATCGCCGCTCAACTTGCCGCTGGCCTTAGCAATTTCCCGCGCGCGCTCTTGCGGGCCAGCCATCACAAGGGCCATGCGGCGGCGAATGTCGGCTTGGTAATCGGGGTCGCGTTCAATGAGGATGGATTGCATCCCCTCTCGGAATGCCGCTTCCGCGACCGTGCCGGTCCCCGCGAACGGATCAAGGATCGTCCCGCCTTGCGGCGTCACCAGCCGGACGGCATACTGCATCAAGTCGATTGGCTTGACGGTCGGGTGCTTGGAGCCGATCCGGTCATCGGCATCCGCCTTGGCGGCATAGAAGAATCTGGCGGCCGATCCGCTGTCACCGCGCGGCGTGTGCGCGAGTTTCGGACCATACTTGCCATAAATCTCTGCTTTCGACGGCTCGCCGCCGTGCAGCGGGCGCTGTTGCCCCGGAGCGTCAGGGAACGCTGCCACGACCTCCGGGCTGCCATCGTGAAGCAGATTGGCGGGCCAGCGACCCTCCGGCGCTCCGCCGCGCGGTCCCGGCTTTGCGGCAAAGTTGGTCGATCCGCGCTCATTATACCGCCGGTCCTGAGAGGCTTCGCCCTCCCGCGCCGCGCCGCCGTCGCTCGGAATCCTGCAGCCGTCGATATTCAGTGCCCCGGTCCCGAACTTGGACAGGTTCTCGGCAACGGTCCCGATCAGCGGCTTGCGCGCGAGCGCGATAGGCTCCCATGCGGGCTTGAGCGAGCCGCCCCAGCCGTCTTTGACAATCTCACCGTCGCGGTCGCGGATGTATCCGACCTTGTTAAAGCCGGTGCCATAAACCCACGCGGCTTGGTCGCGTATCTCGAATCCAGCATCTTCGATCCCGCACGCCAGCCGGTGATAGGTCCGCGTGCCGCCGAAGGCGGCAAGGTATCCGCCAGGCTTGAGAATACGCAGACACTCAGCCGCCCAAGCCTCGCACCACGATTGAAAGAGGTTCCATCGGTTGTCGGCGCGCACGGGCTTTGGCTCGGCGCACTGGCAGGGCGAGCCTCCGTGAAAGAGGTGGCCGCACGCTCCGCACCGGAATTGGTTCCAGCCCTGATTGCTCACCCAATCCGTGTCGCGCGCACCGATACCGGGCGCGCCCTTTTGCCCGACGCCAGCAGTCCGATACTCCGGGCCGCGCGCGGACTGCCGACCGAACATGCTGTCTCGGCCAGTGTCGGCGGCATTCAAGGATCGGCGGAAGCCATCGGAGCCGTCCCATTCCTTCCCCATAAACTCAAGGCCATAGGGCGGGTCCGTCACGATGGCATCGACGGACCCGCTTGCGATCTTCGGCAAGATCGCAAGGCAATCCCCGCAATAGAGCGTCGCGCGCGCCGGGAGATTTTCGGGGCCGTCAATCATCGCTATTCACTACCTCTTGAGGCTGTATGTGTAAACCGGATAGGCATGTATTCGGGCGAGTGGAAGCATCAATATTAGGTCGGTCAGTCCTCATCCTGCAATATTTTCTTCGCCCACTCGCGCTCTTGCTGCGGGTTGACCAAGTCGCCGTCATCCATTCTGACACTGATTCCGCCGCCGTCACCGGTATAGATCAGGTCAAAGATGTTGGCGGCCGTCTGTAGCCATTTCACTCGGGCTGCTGCTGGCCATTCGGATTCCGGCTCAGGCAAAGTTTTCAAAAGACCCTGCACGAACGGATGGAGGCCGCCGAAATCGCCACCACTTCCATTTCCTTTTTTCTCAGGCTCTGCGGGCTTTGGCGACACAGACTCGATTGGCTTTGTTCCCGGTCCCACTGCCGGGCGCACAGGGTTGGAGCCCGACAAGGACCCGTGGGGCGCCTCGCGGTTCGACCAGCCGAAAGGCGGCTCACCGAGCGGGCACGGATCGGAATGATGGCGCCGGGAGAAGAAGGTAACCCCCGCCGGCAAATCTTTGGGGTCGCCGGAGCTCATGTAGCGCGCGAACGCCCTGACCCAATCGAGATCGCCGAAGTCAGCAAGGTCGTGGTTGATCTCAACCATACTCCGATTGCTCATTCCCGCTTTCCCTCCTTAATCGTGTTCAAACCGTATGCTTCGATCGGCACCAATCTGCTGTTCTTCGAGAAGGGCGAGCCGACTTGGTGCGGACGATCATCGTTCAAGCGGTCTCCTGATAAAGCGCGGATTGCATTTCGTGAACGGCAGCGACAAATTGCTCCTTGCCGCCGAATGCCTTGATGAGCTGAATCGGCGTGCCGAGCGAGCTTTTCGTCCTCTCGCCAGCATCAACCAAGGTACTTGTGCTGATGTGCGGGTCCAAATACTCGTTGCCCGAACCGTCGTCAGAGATTTTCACGTAGAGAGTCTTGGGGAATTTCATGCTGGTTCTCCGATGTTGGAAATTCTCATTCTCCATTCTCGTGAACTGAAGCGGGCCGCCCAGCTTCTACTTCCAGGCGACCCGCTAGTCCCACAACCTCGGCTCGCCATGCTTGGCGATGTAGTCTTTCTGCTCGGCAGGCGTCATGTCCTCCCATAGCGTCCGCGGCATCGACCGCCGGCGCCCAAAAAGCCGATAGTCCAGATCCAGGGCGAAAAACACGGCGGTCAGGCCGCAGAAGATGACGATGCCAACCACAACTTTCAGCACCACGCTCCAACCCATCGTTCGCTCCGTCTCGAAGTTCAGTGATTCCGGGTATAATTTTACGCTGCACGCTCAAGTGGAAAAAGCCAGTCCTGAGCTCTGAGTTCGCGGCTGCCTTCGATCAGATCAAGCGAGCGCAGGCGGCTCAGGTAGGTCGCCCACGTGCCCGATGACGAGGAATACCCGGCGCGCTCCCCCGCCTCGCTCTGGCTCAGCGCCTGCGGGTAGGCCTCGATGATCGGCCGCATGATCTTTGCGAGCGGGCCGTCAATCTTGGAAAGCACCGTCGCCCGCAGTTGGTCACCCGACGGGGGAGTTGCCGGCTCGCGGGCACGGGCCGCACCTT